AAGAAAACCCCCAGCAAAGCTTGTTGCTGGAGCAGCCGTTGTCGAGGTTGATACTGCAATGGTGCCGTCGCTTACAAAAATTACGGGGTCACCAAATCCAATGCTTGACGCACCAGATGCAATACGGCGCTGACGGGTAGCTCCGGCAAAGACTTGACCACCGATCAAATTGATCGGCTTTAGCCCATAGGGCTTGTCTACAGTCGGGTAAGCCATATTAAACTCCTAAAAATTTATCGTTTACCGAATCGAACCTCGGAGCGTCTGTCATTGAATAACGGCATCCTTGGATCGTTTTCTCTCATAAAACTATTATCGACGCTTTGCATCCAATCGTTTGCTTGTTTCAGGTAATGGTTATTACGCTGTTCAGTCATTTCAATCGGTGCTCGGCATAACATTAATCCACCGATCTCAATATTTCCGGTTTGAGGTCCGTTGGCGAGCATGGCTCGGGCTACTTCTGGATAATCTTCCCATTTGCATGGTTCAAATCCGTCCTGATGACGGGCTGCTATGTTTCGCGCATCGGTTTGTCCTAGTACTGAAGTACGAACCCAACGATGTTTCCAGCCATCACGAGGCGTAGGATCGGGCAATGAGCTTGGCGGTTTCCACTGCTTTGGGCGTTCCGTGTTTTCACGGGTTTCACGAGATTCGCGGCTCATATCTTTCCTTCCATACGTAATTTAGCAACATGTCTTGCATATTCTTCTAGCGGCACACCGATTCGTTTGGCCATACTAGCCTCAGAAGCTGTCAGCTTTACTTTTTTAGGTGGCGAGCTGCGTGATGCCGGGGCGACCACCGTGGCGGGCTTTTTGTAAGTTTCTGGCTCTGCCCGTTCGCCAAAATACTCAGGGAACTTTTCCCTCATGCGAGAATTGATTTTCTCGTAATACTCATCCGTAGCGGCGTAATGATCACCATGGTCACGGGTAAGCTTTTTATGCAGACCCATCGCAAAGTAAGTCATTTCATCGTCAACACCTGGATCTCCTGGCTGCCCAAACCATGGGTTTGAGGATTTCCATCGCACCGCTTTGTTATCGACCTGATTATAAGTCGGATTATCCGTGTTTTGCAACTGCTCTGGCGCAACGGGTTTGAACTGCTTGACCTTCTCGGATTTGATGACAGCCTTGCTAAATTCTTCTTGGGCTGTTGCTATCTTGTCAGCGTCGCCTGTATACAGAGCCTCTTTGTATTTGCGCTTGGCTTCGTCAAGATCTTTTTCCGATGCAACTTGCATGGTCTTGATCAATGTCGATTCGCCGGTTGTAAGTTTTTCTTTCAACCTTGCGTTTTCGTCTGCAATTTGTTTTGCATAGGCAAGAGCCGCCTCCCTTTCCCGGATGGCCTCTTCCTTGACTCGACGTTCATCGTGCCTTGCGTGCGTTAACTGTTGAATGCGTTTTTTAACATTATCGGAATACTGACGGATTTCATCCTCAGGTATTTCCGTGGGGTCTGATTTGATTGGGCTGATATTTTTATCTTGATCTGGGCGATCATCTTCAATCTCAACCTCAACTGGCTGGCCCTCAATTTCTACTTCAAGTCTGTCTTGATCTGGCATTGTCATTCCTTTATGCGCGGCTATAGCCACGTGGATCTTCAACAATACCTTCTACGGTATCGTCGTTGATAAGTCTAAATTCCCGCCCGTGGATTTTGAAACGGGTTCCTGAATAAGCTCTGACCAGGACAAAGTCACCTTCCTTGCACCATGGTCCGGTTGGGAACTTTTGTGCGTCCTTATAACAATCTGGCCCTTGTTTTACAACAAACAAAACCACGGTGCTAAATTCTTCAATCTTTGCAAGGGCGTCAGGTTTTAAAATACCGTTCGTGAATTTGTCTTCCACTTCAGGTAATGCACACAGCATCCTGTATCCCGTGGGTTCGGGTAGTTGTGTGGCTTGGTCGGGTAAATCACTCATCGTCTTCCTTCATACGGTTTGCAAGGTCTTCGTTGATGCGTCTTGCGATCAAAAGACCTTGAATCTGGCCGCAGACGAACTTGTAGTCCTCAAAGGACTTCATACTTCCCTGTGCAAGCTGTTCTTCCGCATAGCGGATTTGCTTGTTGATTTCAAATGTTACTGCTTCAGAAAAATCCATTATTGACCTCTTTGAATTTCAGCGGCCTTATCAATCATTTTGACCTGATTGTTTTGGTTGTTTATTCGCTCCATGGAGGCGATTCTTTGTTGCTCTAACATGACTTTTTGAGTTTGAGCTTGTTGTTTTAATTGAAGCTCTGCTGAATCTTTTGCTGCTTCGCGCTGTTCTCTTTGAGCCTTAAGCTGCAATTCAGCTTGCTGCATTTGGACCACTGGGTCTTGTTGTGCCTGCATGTTCTGTTGCATCTGGGCTTGTTGTGAGTTTTGCGCCAATAATTGTTGAGCGGCCTGTGCCATGAGTCTTGATATTTGCACTTCAAAATCTTCCGGCAATACAGTATTTGGAGCTGGTAATGGAGCCCCCAATTGCTCTTCTATTTTCCTTCTGTATAAAAATGCAATGTGTTCATTAATATGGGCTTGCGAAGCAGCCATCATTTGACCTGCCATTGGGTTTTGTTGCATTTGCTGTCTTAATATGGGGTCATTAATTGCCGCCATATGAACTGCAATATGCGCCTCGTGGTCTTGATAAATAAATGCCTTGACAGGCTTCATAACCAATAGATCCATGTTTTCTGATACCGGATCCCTGGGTTCCATTTGTTTTGTTACGGGTATTAATTTATCCACATCTTTAATACCTAAAACTCCAAGCATTCGCTTATGGAGTTCGGGCATGTCATAAATTTGTGGCGACTGCGCGGCGAGTTGTAATACCGCTTGATATTGCGTAACGCGCTGTGCAAGGGTTGTTGCGTTAGGATCTGATACGGGAATAACATCAATATCATCGTAATCAGCTTGTTTGACGGATCGACCTACCGATGAATCAACATCGTAGTTATATTCGCTTGGTAAATAATCTCTAATAATTGAAGCAAGTAATTTAAATTCTTGGCGCATGGAATAATGCAAACGCGCCTGAACCGCTGACATGACTTTTAAAGTTCTTTCTAAAACCGCAAGGGTTGTTCCTACCGGTGTATTTGCAGATAGATCAGAAATCTGCATATCTGCCGTGGCGGCAAATCTTCTTCCCTCTTCTACAATTGTTTGCAAGAGCATATATAAAACTTGGCTTGGCTCTTTATAAGGCAGGGGAAGAATGTTGTCCCTAATCGATCCTGATGGAACGTCAACGTCCCTAAACTCACCGGGGGCGATTGGCGTGTCATCGCCCTTGACTCTTAGGCCTCTTGATTTCAAGCCGCCCGGTAGGTTACTTAATGTGCCCGCATCAACAAGCTGTCTGATTAATGAAGTGCCGGATTTTGCAAAACCACCAACCAGATGAATCAATCCAAATCCATAAAACCCAAATCCTGGTATATAAATGTAATGGGTATAGTGCATCCTTTTGAGTTTCAAAGGATCATCTGCGTACCAATTCCTTCTGATTGCAAGGACGTTGTTTGTTCCTTTATCAATCGTCACAATATAAGGAAGCGCAATCCCCGTGGGCCCGTTTTTGTCTGAGTCTTCAAATCCGGCAAGGTCCAAGTCCACGCACATCTCAAGGATTCGGTATCGGTCGTCCATCGTGGCGGACATACCCTGCTCTTCGGCCTTTCTTTTTTCAATATCGTCAAGATATCCCGCAGGTTCTCCAAGATCAATATCCCTCCATAGACCTGCGTGTTGAAGCTTTTTCACTTCATTTTTTGTTTTACGCATGATCTGCGTAATACGTGGAGACGACCTTAAATCACTGGCCCCATAGGGAACCACGATATCTTCAGCAGGTATAAACATAGATACCTGCCTTCCCAAGGAAGGATCGTAGTAGACCTTTTTAAAGGCTGATCCTGCTAAGGCTAAAGACCAAAGCATCTTTTCGTGCTCAGGTCTGTACTCGGGCATTTGTTCAGTAAGGCGCCAGTTCATGTCCTCCTTAACACGTTCGGCGGCTTCTTCTTTTTCCTTGGTTAACTTTCCTACAATTTGTGTTTTCACTGGACCTGAAGCAGGAAAGGTCTCCATGATGCTTTCGGCTTGAAACCTTACAGCAGCTTCAGAAAGTAATGGGTAAAACACGCCACAGGCCCCGGGCCATGGCTCGGTTCTTTCCTCGTACTTCATACCGAGAAGCTTCAATCCATCAACATAGGTATCAACCCATTCCTTCCTTGATGACTGATCTGTTTCAAAATCCTCAATAAGGTCTGATGCTATTGAAGCTAATTCACGATCATCAACAAACTCAGCAAGGTTTGCGTCATGGTCCTCTGGTTGAGCTCTTTCTGGCTCAAGTGTGATCTCAATTCCGTCAGTCGCAATACTCACAGACTCGGGATCTTCAATTTCAATCTCTAATTCCATCGGTTCATCGATAGCATTTAAGCCCAGCGGCGCAGGATATAGTGATGGCTCCATTAAAACTCCTAGTAATAAGCAACCTTGCGGTGAAATACGGGTTCTCGGTCCTCTTCATCCGATTGCAAGCTTAAAAAACCACCCTGTCGGAATCTCAGTAATGCTTGGGTCATTGAATCAACCAAGTCGTCATGCTCTCCAGCGGGGAATGCCGCGACCTCTTCAATCACTTCATCTGCAAATTTTCTTTGCGGCGCCCAGATTCTTCCTGATGCAAACAAATCAGCTACCGCATTCATCCTTACAATCTTGTCATTACCCTTGGTCGGGGAAAATTCACTCACAGGAATACCCATTCTTCTCAATTCAAACACTAACGGACTTCCCGCTGCCTTGGCTTCGATCAAAAACACATCAGGCTGCCACTCCATATAGGTCTCATAAGCCTTTTGTTTTAGCTCGGGAAACTCATAACGCTCTTTAAAGGCGTCTAACAAGATGATATTGGTCTCTCCGTCCTCATTAGTCCATACGCCCCATGTCGTACAGGCGGAAAAATCCGCACGATTATGCTTTAAAAACGCAGTATCCCAGCTTTGTAGCACAAAATCACATGATGGCGGTCTTTCTTTCTCCCAGATCTTCCACCATTCCCTCTTTACAATCGCCCCTTCTTCGGCTGTTGGTTGTTGTTGGTACTGAGCATTCCATTTGCTTACCGGTAATTCATCTTTTAACGCTAATAATTGTTCCAGTGGCCAAAACTCGGGCCACATGGGCTTTCCTGACGGCAATATCGCGGGTAATTCAATCACCTCCCATTCATCCCCGCCCCTGGTCTGACTTGCTTTGATTACCTGACCCGTTAAATCCCTTAATGACCAACGTGTCATAACTATTATAATTGACCCGCCAGGTTGTAATCGCTGTCTAGGACCAGACGTATACCACTCATAAACAGAATCAAATACATCCGGTTTAAATGCCGCCAATTTAGCTTCTTGTTCAGAATGCGGATCATCGATAATCAATAAATCAGCACCTTTACCCGTTACTGATCCCCCAACTCCAATAGAAAAATATTCGCCGTTTTTATTCGTTGCCCATCGCCCTGCTGATTTATTATCTGCTCTTAACTTAACATCTTCAAATACACTATGATAGATTTCTGAATCAATTAAATTTCTTACTTTCCTACCAAACCCAACAGATAATTCCGCAGTATGTGAAGTTTGAATAACTTTTTTATCAGGATATTTACCCAAAAACCAAGCCGGTAATAAATAACTTGCAAATTCCGATTTTGTATGCCGAGGCGGCATGTTAATAATCAATCTTTTAATCTTTCCGCTAATAACATCTTCAAATGCTTTGGCCACAATTTCATGGTGCCGCCCCGGTATAAACCCCGGCCACATCTTTTTCACAAACGCCATATAACTATTACGGCATTGTTCCTTATCCTCATGAAGCTCTAGCTCTTCTAATTCTTTCAATAAAATCTCTTGCTCTTCACGCGTGAGCAAGTGAAGCTTACCTTGTGCCGCTTTTGCTAACTCCCTAAGATCCATCTTTTTTCTTTATCACCTTAATGCTTCTAGCTCTACCAGGGATCCTCTTCAAATAACCCTTCTTACATAAACTCGCCACAATCCTATGCACGTTACTCTTACTCTCTTGCATTAACACAAACCGTATGTCGTCATACGTCGGTGAAAAATGATAGAGCTCCCACCAAGTCTTCACCGCCAGCAAGACTTTAGCTTCCGCCTTCGTCATCTTTCAACCTCTTTTGCACCTCATCCCTAGCATCCTCCCTGGGCGCCCACTCTATCTTCGGTACCTCCCCCATCGTCTCCGCATACCACCTCTTTGGATCCTCCCATATCGGCCTCTCCTTCTTCTTCTTTTTTACACCCTTCCCCTCATGGGAACCCACTTCCCCTTCATAGGGGGCCTCTTCCTCTGTAATTCCGCCACGTGGCGGAATATTAGTACTTTCGTAGGGGGTACCGTTTATTTCTTCGGATTGTTGGTGTGGATTAGTGGACCTAGTCGGCCCACCAGATGCCCGGCCTGTTTGCCCCTCCCCCTCCCCGGTGGGGGTCGCCTCTACGTCGATCGTCAACCTCCGCAGCTTTTCCGCTAGCCGAGCCTTGGTATCAGCCGATGATCGATGCTCGATGACTGACCGAGTCTCGAATGCGCCAACGTCCGCCAACTTGCCCAGGAGCTCGAGAGCGCGCAGGCGATCGGCAGGTCGTTGGGCTGTTCGGGCTTCGTGTTGCAGGGAGTCAACGACGAAAGACCGGATCTGTAAGGGGTTTTGCGAATACCTCAGCCGCTCCACCGCTTGCTGTTGCGCGCGCGCTTGCTGGACTTCAGGCCGCTTTGCCACCTT